GCATCTCCAGTCTCTACAAACTCCTCTACAAAAACTTTCCGCTTGTTCGACCTGATATGACTTAAATCCATTATCCTCCAATATTGCATACTACACATAATCAAACTTGACAGTATGTGCAATACCACATATTCATTTCTGTTCTATCACCTAACAACTATTTCTCCCCCCGTGTATGGGAATGGGACTACCCAGACACGTCGAGAAGGCGAATTTGTTGGGGGGGCATGCCTCGCTAGGCAATGGCAACACAAGAACCGCACAGCACTAGAGATTTAATTGTGAATGACACAACCAGGACGACAGCACGGCCTACAACAGTGCAGTAGATACAGCAGGGCTTAGTACAGGCAGAGAAGGTGACAGATCAGGCCATATGTCAGGGCAAGCAAGAAAGTAAGCGACCAGTGGGGTTATCAGAATGGGTTATTTTTTCAGAGGGTTTACCGGTATTGGAATGGTCCGGTGCACGGTGAAACCTCAATGCATAGGAACATAACAATGCAAGCAACAGAACAAAGAACGCCCTACGTCATCAACGCACGAGGGTCATACTCGACACAAGAAGGACAGGAGCACGCAGAGGTACGAGCAGACATCAACTCAGGTAACGAGGATGGGCTGTTCGGGCTTTGGGATAACACGACAGGCAAATGCAACAGCAGAGTGAACTACGACCCTGCAAAGCACTTGCTTCGGGTAGCTCTGTTCCACGACCAAGATAGAGGATTTGGAAGCCTCATCGCAGGTAACGCTCCAGTCACAGTCATCGAGAAAGGTGACATGAAAGCAGGATCAACAAGACCCGGAAAGAACTACTTCATCGGCACAAACAGCGATGGAAGCGCACGCTATGGAGTATGGGCGTTCTACTTCGAGATGTCAGCGAAAGAGGTGCAAGATGCATTCGCCAAGAAGGACGGGCGGGTGAAGGTGAAGTTCGAGTTGGAAGATAAGGACTGGGACGACCGCACCTACGTTCCAACAACCGTCCAGACTTGGGTCAACAAGAAGAAGGAACGGAAGGCAGCATAACTAGAAGCCCTGGCATCAGCAACAAGGTGTCAGGGTTATTTCGCATTTGGGTGAAAAGCTACTCAACGGAACGTAGAGAGCCATCGCACGTTGTCCTTGTATAGATGCTTCAACAGTTAGGGTTATAGATATTACCTTAACTACATAGATAAATACTAAGAGATATATAAATAGATATATATCTAGAAAGGTAGACATGCCGAAAACAACTAACTGGCCTTATAGCAATTGGCGAGATGAAGAGTGGGAACGAGAAGCACAGAAGCATACAAATGAGCATGAATTTGAGCCTGAAATGGAGCTTGAATTCCATGAATCGTAATTTTCTCGCATCGTTAGTAACAGTAGTCGCAGTTTTCACAGTGATACCAATCATACCGCTAGTGATCGCATTTCTAGCGGGAATCATCCTAAAACGGAGAATAGACCATGTACCAAGAAACAGAGCAATTGATGGGCAACTATTACGACAAAGTAATGGCCTCAAAGCGTTTGAAGCAAGCCAAGCAAGTCATGAAGGACACTGGCAAGACAGTCAAACAAGACGCACCAAACATATTCATGAAGCTAGTGTGGAATATCGTTAAAGCGATCTTGTGTGCGCCATTGGCAATCTTCGTGATGCCTTTTGTGGATGCATTCCGGAAGCGTCCAAGCAAAAGAGGAGTGCTTGATAATTTCAAACGGGACGTGAAATGAAATACATCATCTTGATGCAGGTAACAGGAGCATTGATAGGCTCTGGAATAGGGCTTATAGCAGCTTCTATCGCATTACAATTCATCAACTAATAACTCAGCCCCTGACATCGGAAGTTGGGGGCACGAAAGGAAATATGGCATTAAGTAAAAGAAAAATAGGTGTCCTGTACGACAAGTTAAACAAAGTTGTGCGGAACAAGACGAAATGGCAGTTGGCAAATGAGATCATGGACCTCAAGAGTCAAATACATGGCGTAAGAGTCAGCACCGGACTTCAAATCTCGAAAATGAAACAAGAGATGGAAGTGTAACTAATGAGTGGGAGTTATGAGGTATGGATGTAGTTTTAGTACATCACAAAGCATAGGGTTCGCCCTTCACCTCATGCTCCCACATTCTTACTTTTTTGCCTTAACAAATAATCAGCGGAGCGTAGAGATGATTGAATACACAGATGAACAAATTATTGAGTTATTTAAAAAGAATAGTACGGAATGGATGGGCTACTACATGCCTGACCATGTTAAACGAGTAATACCTTGGTTCAGCGATCCACTATGGGACGCTTCGCCTCTGATATTCCATGCTAATGCCAATCACATCAAGCTTGAATGCGTGACATTACGACAAGATCACGGAACTTGGAATGGTTACGTTTACATACCCAATTCACATCCATTATGCACTTTAGAAATGGACGATCAATTAATAGAAGATTTGCCAGTACATGGTGGAATAACACACACAAGCGACTGGGGCACATCGTCAAAAAGAAATTGGGTTATAGGCTTTGATACAAACCACATGTTTGATTATTCGCCATCACATAATTGCTACACCAAAGAAACATTTGCTGATGCAAGAAATCGATTTAAAACACGTCATTATGTAATAAAAGAACTAAAAGACTTAACAACATACATTTTTAAGCATTACGGAGATCCCAGCTATTACAAGGAAGCGACCAGTTGATTTTTTTTAATGGATTTATTTTTTTTACCCTTTTTTAACGGAGCGTAGAGATGACTGATAAAGAGTTATTAGCTTACATATATGGAATTGTTTCAACCAATAAATATGGAAGTAATTATTCACCGATTTATGACGTTTTAGAAAAACATTTTAAACAAGAACAGGAGGAGAATGGACCATCCACTACATGATGATAGTCACTTACCTGAACCAGTAGAAATGACTGAAGACAATCTCGAAGAGCTTATTGAAGTAATATTAGACAGTTTAACAAATGACGACATTCGGTGTTACGCAGAAGATCAATTCAAGCAAATTTACAATAGTAAACCAAATGAATTCCAAGATGATTGGAAAACCTATATGGAGACTAGATGAATAGAGATCCACAAATCCAATGCCCTAAGTGTAAGGGTTCAGGATACGGGCATATCAACCTTTTAGACGAACACGACAACTATGTTAGTGATATTGGGCCGTGCCATTACTGTGGCGGTAGCGGGTACGTTAGCAAGTCTCATAACGCAGAAGCTTATAGCAAAAATAGTAACCCTCAACCTTCATACGAAGAGGACCATGAATCCTTACCATTCTGAGATTGAAGACCCATTTGAAGAACAGTTAGTTATTAACATTGTACCAACAGGAAAGGAGAGAGCACTAATTGCAGAAATGTGTGATGTCTTTGAGGGGCAGCTTTGGACAGAAGCATCATCATCTGGTGTTTTAGATCAAAGTAGACTTGAGGAAGTAGAATCCATGCGTTTGAAATGGAAATTCCCTAAGAAAATGCCCATCGATTTAACCGAAAACATTTATTAAAGGAATATATGAGTACACAATTAGTATTAGATGAAACAATCAGAACAATAGTGCGTGAAGAACTTAAAAAGTCTGGTTTAACCAATTTCAATGACGAAATGGATGCCAGAGCAGATGAAAAGCTAGAAGAGTTCTTTGGCGATTATGATTTAGAAGAAAAGTTCAAAAAACATTGTGAAAACTGGATCAAATTACACCAGCCTCAATCAAATAATTTCATCACAGAAAATGAATTCTGCGAAATGTTTGATGACAGACTTTTAGATGTAAAACTCTCAAGATAAAGGAATATATGAAACAAGGACTAGATCAATACGGAGTCATTGACGCAATCAAGCGCAATGAAGACATAAAACGTGATTTCGTTTCAAGTACCGAGAAAATTCAGTTTAGTACCAGAGCAACCAGGACGTTTGATGAAGACGGGCATGAGGTAACAACTCATGATCCAATGTTTGCCTTCTCAGACAATGCTATTGGTTCAGCAGCTTGGTTTGACATCAACAAGACAATGGCAACACAGATGTCCAATAAGCTTGGTGTACCTAAAAGCTACTGGGAGAAGTGCTTAAAGACTGCACCGTTGCTTCTAAAAGAGAATATCGATCATTGGTTATACGAAAATCCTAAGACCATGATGGTTAGGACATTAGGTGAAACCGGACGTGCATTCTTGAGTGATCGCTATGCCCGTTATGACCATTTCGATGTACTGGAAAAGGTTATGCCAATAATGTCGCAATGGAATATGGAGTTCAGAGATAGCTATATCACTGACGATAAGATGTATCTACGTGCGACTTTTCCGACTATGGAGCGAGACATCAGTGCCAGACAGAAGGGCGATGTCGTCAGACTCGGCATCATGATCAGTAACTCGGAAACGGGGATGGGTCAATTGCAAGCTGGCCCGATCATAGAACGTCTTGTCTGTCTCAATGGCATGGTGGTCACAGATACCAAGTACGCCATAAAGCGTAAGCACCTCGGATCGAAGCTCGAAAACGCTGTTGACAGAGAGATCCTGCGTGAGGAGACCATTGTCCAGCAAGACAGGGCGTGGTTGATGACCTTTGAAGATCACATGGGAAATCTTTTTAATGGGACTACCTTTGAAGAGATTACTGACAAAATCATCGGAAGTCAGGATTCCGCAGAAGTGGAACGTGCTGAACCAGCAGTAAAGGAAATCACTAAACGATACAGTTTTTCGGATCGTGAACGTGAAGACATTTACGAAGCATTCCTCACAGGTGGTGATAGAACGAAGTGGGGCATGTCAAACGCCATAACCAACGCAGCACAGAAACGAGTGTCAGCGGATCGTGCTGTTGAAATGGAGGCCATTGGCTGGAACGTCATGAACATGCCCTCACGTCAATGGGATGAAGTAGCTTTTGCAGAAGCTGCATAATTGCCTAAACTGGGGCTGAAAGGCAACTTTTGGCCCTAAATTTTGCCTTTTTCCATAAATAAAACATGCCAAATTGGACTGAAAACTGGGTTTCATTCAGAGGCCCATATCAAGATATTCATGAAATTGAGAAACATCTTCAATCTGATGATAACGAAGAAGGATGTTTTGACTTTCATAATATACTTCCTCAACCAAAGGACTTAAAACGTGGTAAATTGATAGAAACAGACAAAGGTTTATCATTTAAAACAATGTCTGAAGAAGAATACGACTGGTGCTGTGACAACTGGGGAACCAAATGGAATTCATGTGATCCTGAAATTCATACTAGAGGAATGGATTCAGATAACATAACAGAACATATTGTTTATAAATTTAATACTGCATGGTGTGCGCCTGAAGGCATTACCATAGCTATTCGCAATATGCTTTATGATAAATATCCTGAAGTGGAGATGCATTGGTTTCATAGAGATGAAGATGGAGGTTCTTACTACATCGAAGAAATTGAATACTATGGAGATCACCAACCCAAGTTATTCTGCCATAAAAAAGCAAAGCTAACTCTTGCTGCCTGATGCTAATGCTAATCTTGCTAATCTCATTCCAGTTTCATTCCGGTTTCAGGGCAACTCAATAGCCCATTCCAGGTTATTCCAGTTTCAGCAATTTCTCGTAATCCGTTGGAAAATGGCGCGGGCGAGAGGACTCGAACCCCTAACCCTCAGATCCGAAGTCCGATTCCCTTGTAGCAATTGCAACGGGTTACAGAGGTTGTCTGAAATATTCCAGAATCATTCCAGTTTCAGGGGGAGTCAATAATCACTTATGTCTCGGCAAAACTGCATTCATACTTTTATGTAGATCTGCCTGAAAACAGAAAATACAAATTCAATTTCAACAATCAAAATCAACTTCAAATTGAAGATCAATGGATAAATGAACTCAACCGGTATGGTTGGAAATCACGCAAACGTCCACCATCTTCTATTTATAACCACGTATTACTGTTTCATGCCAGGAAGGAATATGTACCAGAATTTGATGAGGATTACAGATACGAATATTCTTCACCAAATATAATCTGGGCATACAACGGATTAGACGAAATCAGTTGTGATGGCAAACGCTACTACGTTTTTGATTCACCACAAAGATTAGAATACATGGGATGTAAATACCCTGATCTCAAAACTTTTATGAATGATAAGCCACATGCTTTTCATTA